GCCGTCAGCGGCGACGGCGGCGACGGCTCTCCGGCCGTCGGGCCCGCCTACGCCTGGGACGACGACCCCAACTCGATCACCTATGCGGGCCCCGACCCGGTCAACGACCCGCTCGCCCCCCAGCGGATGGGCTTGTACGGGGTGCGGCTGCGCGTGCAGCGCCACGCGTCCGCGCTCATCACCACGGCAACCCAGGCCGCCGAGGTCGCCGCCGCGAAACTCGCCGACTCCCTCGGGGTACGGGCCTCACTGTCGCTGACCGCCGTGTGCAACCCGGCCCTGGAGCCGGGTGACCTGGTGCGCGTCGAGACGGAACCGGGCGTGTGGGAGCCGCACATCATCGACTCGCTTGGCTACACGCTCGGCTCGGCCTCCATGTCATGCACCACCCGCACGACCACCAGGAGGCTGTCATGAGCGACCCGGCAGACCTTCTTGGCGCACTCCTGGCCCAGGCCGGGGCGGCGAGCGGGGGCGATGTGCTGTCGGCGGTCGTCGCTGACGTCACCGAGTCCGGCCGGGTCAACCTGGAACTTGGCAACGGCGACTTGATGCTGGAAGTCGCATGCCCGGACTCCTACCGCAATCGGGCGGCCGGGGACTGGGTGGCGGTACGGATGTCCGCGAAACCGGTGGTGCTGTGGCGGCTCGGGCCGGACCCGGCGGAAACCGAGCAGACCGACATCGAGGAGATAGCCACTCAGGCGGCCGTGGACACCCAGGTCGTCCGTGCGGCGACCTACGGCACTGGCGCCCCGGCCGGGTCGGGTTGGCAGCAGGCCAACGAGGTCCACGTCCGCAAGGTGGACGGGCGACTGGAGCTGTACTTCAAGGTGGGTTCTGTTGCTGACCCCTCACCCAGCACCCCGGACGTACCCGCGCCAAAAGCGGTTACCGTCTCGCCGACGGACTCCGGCTCCTGGCGCAACGGGAAGCCCGACGAGTACGCGGCCTCCCCAACCCAGGGGGACTGGACCGGCCGCGGCAATCGGCGCGGCGCCTGGTTCTACGGGTCAGCGATCCAGAACGCGTGCGCGGGCAAGACCGTTGCCTCGATGACCGTGCGGTTCTCGCGGAAGACCGGCTCGGGCGTCAACGCCAAACGGCCGATGCACCTGTACCTGCACGACCACTCCTCTCCGCCGTCTGGGCAACTCGACCTCGACGACGGCCCGGAGGAGCTGCTCAGCCTCAGTGTCGGGGCGACCGGCACCGCGACACTGCCCGCCTCATGGCGGTCCCAGCTGGCATCCGGCGCGGCGAAGGGCCTGGCCATCTACGCCAATGGTTCCCGCGACTACATGGCCGTCACAGGCGGCAAGTTGACCATCACCTTCTCCGCGTAGGAGCACCCTTGCCCACCATCGGATACGCACAACTCCCGGTACCCGCCGGATCGGACGCACCCGACGTCGTTGGTGCCCTCGCCGATCTGGCCACCACTCTCGACCCGCACCTGGTGCAGCACGTCGCCGACCTCGCCGACCGCAACGCGACCCTGTCCACTGCACCGCAGCACACCGTGGCGGTCGCCGCCGACGGAACGACCTGGATCAAAACCGACTCCGGGTCCAACACCTGGGTCACGGTATGGGAGCCGCTCCCCGCCTGGCAGAACATCACCCTGGCGTCGGGCTACCAGTCGTCGGGCGGCTACGCCCCGCAGGCTCGTCTCGTCGGCAACCGGGTCTCTCTTCGGGGGCGGATCGAACGGACCGACGGCCAGGTCATCCCCACCAACGGGGTCATGCTCGGCACCGTCCCCACGAGCTGTATCCCGCAGGAGCAGGTCGGCCAGTACGCCGGGACCTGCTCGCTGGCGAACGACGTGGTCATCGGCGTCGGGAAGATCGAGATCCTCGAAGTCGACACCTCCTCCACGCTCGGCGACGCGGGCGACCTCACCTGGTGGTCCCAGGACGGGCCGACCGCGGCCGGCACTCCGTGGATCGGCATCAACGGCGACTACTGGATCGACTGAGAGGACGGCATGGCGCTCTACACCTTCGGCGGCAGCCCAGCCGACGTCCTCACCGACACTGCTGGCAACGTCGTCCCCAACTTCCAGGTGCTCGTCTACCGGGCCGGCACCAACGAACTCGTCACCGCCCTCTACGAGGTAGACGGCACGACCCCGATATCTGAGCTGCGCAGCAACGGCTCCGGCTCGGACACCCCCGGCGCGATCCGGGCCTTCAAGGCGGACGGCGTCACGGCGATCGAGTACGCCTACAACAGCGGCGGCGGGAGTCCGGTCCGCTGGTACCAGGCCGCCCGTGAACTCGCGCAGGAGGCATTCAGCGCGGCGGCGGACGCCCTGTCCAAGGAAGACGGCGGCACAGTCCAGGGCCCCACGGCCTTCGAGGCCGGCCTGACCGTCGAGGGCGGGCTCACCGTCACCGGCGGGGCCACCGTCGACGGCCTGGACGTCGAGGGCGACCTCACCGTCGATGGAGTCTTCACGGCGGAGAACCTGCAGCTGTCCGGAATGCGCATCTACAACCCGCGCGTCTACGGGGCACTCGGCGACGGCACCGGCAACGACGCCCCGTTCATCAACGAGGCCCTCGCCGCAGCGGGCGCGGCCGGTGGCGGCTGGGTCCTCGTCCCCTCCGGCACGTACATGATCGGCGAGATCCTCCGGATCTACCGCAACACCCGCCTGACGCTGATGCCCGGCGCCGAGTTCCGGCGGTCCTACGCCGGGACGATGCTCCTCAACGGCGACGCCGACCAGAACCTCGGCGGGTACACCGGCCAGGGGAACATCCTCATCGAGGGCGGCGTGTGGAACATGCGCGCGACGACGTCCGGGCTCACCGGTTCGGCGATGTGCATCTCGATCGGACACGCCAAGGGTGTGACCATCCGGGATCTTGAGGTGCGTGACGTCCCCGGCTATCACGCGATCGAGCTGAACTCCACCAAGAACGGCCTGATCGACAACTGCCGGTTCGTTGGCTACGTCGACCCGGGCGGCAGAGACTTCAGCGAGGCCGTGCAGTTCGACCTCGCCAAATCCAGCGGCGCGTTCGGTGGCTTCGGTCCTTACGACAACACCGTCTGCGAAGACGTGACCATGCGCGACTGCTACGTCGGCGCGAGCGGCACGGCGGGCACGACCGCTTGGCCGCGCGGCGTCGGCAGCCACAGCGCGACCGTCGGCACCGCGCACCGCCGCACGCGCATCGTCGACAACACCTTCGAGGGCTTGCTGCAGTACCCGATCGTCGCCTACGCCTGGGACGACACCGTCATCGACGGCAACACCATCAAGGGATGCGGAGCCGGCATCCGGGCCCGCTCCATCATCAGCGCCGATGCCGCCGACTCCACGAACCTGGCCGGGGTCGTCACCAACGCCTCCCAGGTCATGCGGAACCTGGTCATCGCGGGCAACACGATCCGCGACACCGGCAGCGTCGACGACGCCATCCTCCTGTACGGCGAGAGCACCGGGCGGATCCACGACGCCACCATCACTGGCAACGTCGTCGACGTCGTGGGCGGCGGCGAGAACGGAATCCGCCTCTTCCACGTAGAGCAGTACACCGTCACCGGCAACACGATCCGTGAGCCCGGCGGCACCGCAATCTCACAGGAGCAGGTGTTCGGCGGCACCGTCTCCGGCAACCGGCTCTACCAGCCCGGCGCGTCCGGCGTCTCCTGCGACACCGGGCAGGGCGTCACCATTGCCACCAACACGCTGCGCAACGCGGGCACCAACGGGATCCACGTCCTCGGCGGCTCCGACATCCAGCTGCTGCACAACCTGCTCAAGGGGTCCTCGCGATCGGCATCCGGGAACTACGGCATCCGTGCGTCGACCGCAGTGGACGGGCTGCTCATCGTCGGCAACCGAGTCCGCCGGTACGGGTCGGGCAACGAGGCCGCATGGGGCCTGTCCATCACCAACACCTGCACCAACGTCCGCCGCTACGGCAACGACCTCACTGACTCCGGTACGTCCGGATCGGTGGACGACCAGTCGGTGACCCCGGACACCAACCCGCAAGACGAAGGCGTCCTCACCTACACGCCGACCGTCACCAACGGCGGAACCGCGACCTTCACCACGCAGACCGCCCGCTACTACAAGCTCGGCAAGATGGTGTGGGTGAACGTCGGGCTGGTCGTCAATGCGGCCGGTTCCGGCACCAGCACCGTCACCGTGAGCCTGCCGAGCACGCCCTCCCGAACGATCCAGCAGACGCTGGACCTGACCTGTGAGAGCGTCAGGGTGGCCAGCCAGTCCACCAAGGGCAGCGCGGTCATCCTGACCACCGGGTCGGGCGCCACGATCGACCGGCTTCGCAACCAGGTCGCCGCGACCGGGGACGGCACCACCGACAACCGGATCCTCAACGTGCAGGGCGCCCACCTGTTGGCGGGCGCCATTATCACCATCACCGGCTGGTACCTCGAAGTCTGAGTGGCGCCCGCCCACGTCGCCCCGCGCCATCTGGCCGGGGCCTTTCTCATCTGGAGGCCCCATGGCCATCAAGCTCGTCACGCGCGCCCAGTGGACTGCCCGGGACTACCGCATGCCGAGCGGCGCGACGCCGTACAGCGGTGCTCGCCGGGGCGTGAAACTGCACTACCTCGGCACCGCCTACGCGGATCGGACACACGACCGGTGCGCGGCCTACGTGCGCCTGCTTCAGGACCAGCACATGGACGGCAACGGCTGGTCGGACATCGGCTACTCCTTCCTGGTCTGCACGCACGGCTACGTGTACGAGGGCCGCGGCCTCAAGCGCCGCAACAGCGCGAACGGCAACACCACGCTGAACGAGCAGGACTACGCCGTCTGCCTGCTCGTCGGCTCGTCGGACCTGGTGAAGCCCACCGACGCGCAGCTGCACGGCGCCCGCGATGCCATCGACTACTGCCGCAAGGAAGGCCCGGCCGGGACGTGGCTGGGAGGTCACCGCGACGGCTACGCCACATCGTGCCCCGGCGATCCCATCTACGCCTGGGCGAAGGCCGGGGCACCCCGACCCGTCAACGAGGAGAACGACATGCCCACTGCCGACGAGATCGCCACGGCCGTACTGAAGAAGGACGGCGTCATCGTTGTCCCCGGAGCGCCGGACACGAACCCGACGTGGACGCTGTCGAGCGTCCAGACCGAGATCCTCAAGCGGCTCGACAAGGTCGCGGCCACCGAGGCGGCGCAGACAGCCGCCATCGTCGCGCTCGCCAACCAGCTCGGCGAGGACGTCGACACGGCGGCCGTCGTCGCAGCAGTCCAGCAGGCCATCGCCGACGCCGTTGTGAGCGTCGACGTTAACGTCACCAGCAAGGAGTCCTGACATGGCATCTCCCTCCGCCCCAATCGAGAAGAAGGTCAAGGTCGCCTCTGTCGTGGCCTACCTCGCCAGCGTCGCCGGGCTGGCGATCCTCG